AAACATTTGACAATAGTGATATTGTCGGTGCAGGTACAACAATTGATTTTCAAGCTTCACAAATTTCCGATGAAATAGAAACAGAGGACGGAGAAATTATTAAGTATTCAGATTCCCTTATTTCAAGATGGGGCGTTGGATACAAGAAGCATGAGTATCTTCGATTAGAGAAATTCTATCAAGATATGATGATGACATATGAGGTTAAAACAACTAACCACAAACATATGTTAAAGCAATTAGCGAAACTATCTGTAGAAGCAGATAACGCTTTAGCGATTAAAGACTTTACTCTTTATTCAAAGATTAACAAAGAGTACGACATCATCCTTAAATCCGCAGGTATGCGACCTGTCGATAAGAAGAGTGGGTCGGAAGCAACTGGTCTTTTCTCATTCGCACAAGTTTGGGCAGAAATCGAAAGAGAAGGATTTGTTCCACCTAAAGTAATTGATACTCCAAAAGATGATATTGATTACATGTTAATGTGGTACATGCAATTCGCACAAAGATTAGTTGGTAAACCTGTTAGCGTAGAACCTCCTGTTGGATGGCGAGAAGAGGTAATGCCAAATGACGAATCAGAGTAAAGGCATTAGTGCTTATGACCAAGTAAAGGAAGAGTTTAGAAAAGCTCTTTCATTCTTTAGAGAATATCCAGATTATTTTATTGATTTTATTAGAACTGAAAATACACGATTTAGATTAACACCTTTCCAAAGAGTATTCCTAAGAGCTTTCTTTAGAAAAAAGAAAGTAGGAATTGTTGCAAGTCGTGGTATTTCAAAGACATACATAGACGTAATGGCACATTACTTAAAGTGCATTATGTATCCTAATTCAAGTATTTGTTTGGCGATGCCAACAAAAACTCAAAGTGCGAAAGTTGTTCAAGAGAAAGTAGAAGAGCTTTGGACGGATTATCCTCTATTAAAAAATGAGGTAATCTTTGAAAGATGCAAATTCCAAAAGGACTATGTAAGATTAGTATTCCGAAATGGCTCTTCATTAGATACATTAACAGTTGGAGAATCATCACGTGGTCTACGTGCTAACAGTATTGCGTTAGAAGAGATTGTCGATGAGAAGATGGATAGAGATACAATCAACAACGTTATCCTTCCAATTCTAGCACAACCACGTATGACAAGACATGGTGCAGACCCAAATGAGTATTCTAAGACACAAGCTTACATTACAACTGCTTCTCACAAGCAATCATATTGTTACGAGAAGTACATGGAATTATTTAATGAAATGGTTGATGGTAAACCAACAATCGTATTAGGTAGTTCTCATGAAATGGGTGCAAGATTCGGTACATTAGATTTAGATGATGTAACGGAAAAAATTAACTCTGCTACATATTCTCCACTATCATTTGATAGAGAGTATCGTAGTATCTTTACAGGGTCAAGTGAAAAATCTCTTGTAACAGTTGAAGATATTAATAGATGTAGAACAGAGAAGAAACCAGAATTTAGAGCAGATAAGAAGTCGAAAGATGCCATGTACGTACTATCTTACGATATTGCACGTGCGGAAGGTAAACAAACGGCTAACTCATCTCTAGCAGTATTTAAATGCTTACCAAGAGGTGACGGAACTTATCAAAAGTTCTTAGTTAATATGTTCGTAATGGAAGGTACTCACTTCCATGAGCAAGCATTATTCTTGAAACAAAAAGTAGTAGAGTATAATGCAAGCGTACTTGTTCTTGACCATAACGGTATTGGTAGAGCGGTAACGGATATTCTGGTAACAGAGATTGATGGAAACCCTCCATACTCTGTAATCAATGATGACAGATACGATAAATACAAACGTCCTAACAGTATTCCAATGTTGTACTTAATTTCAGCACAATCAAGGGAAACTCATAACAGTGATATTGTAAACGTATTCATGGCAACAATTGCCAACAAAGATGTATTCATGCTTAAATCAGAAGGCAATATGCGTGGGCTGATTAAAGAACAAGACCCAACGCTTTTAGGCGAACAATTA